GATTAAAAAATTTTTATGATAATCAATTATTCAGTGTTTCTCAACAACAACAACCAATATATATTTGCTCTGGTATATCAGATTTTGATAACCAAATTAATTTGGAATATTATAAACATATAAAACATAGTAATAAATTACTGTGCGATAAAAAAAATATAAATTTAGATGAATATTATTTAAATAATAGGGAGCTTGTTGCTATAATAGATTTATTAATATCGTTTGATAGTAATTTGTTTGTCGGTTCTGGAATAAGTTCATTTAGTGTGGTTATTAAAATACATCATACTTATTTAAAAAAACCATCTACTTTATTGTATATGTAAAAAGCTAAAATACTGCAAAACGAAAATTATAGATTTGCATAGTTTATAAATATTTGTTTTTTCCTATCAATGTTTTACTCATAAATTTATATAATTATTTTATAATATAAATTTATTCTTCTGCTAACTAAATACTATTAATTTCATTCCATACAGCAATATTTTGGGTTACGCCCAAATTATTTGTAAAAGTAAAATCATCTTTAAAAATTGTAGAAAATATAACTTCTAGATCCATATTTTCATATTTATTTTTATCCTTTAATATATTTTTCAGTCTTACGAAATAGGTATCAATGAAATTTTTATTTATTTTATAGAAGCACGTGTACCAGTAGTTTCTGTCAGTTACATTAAAGTTTTTCTTAATAATATTTTTTGTATTGTTATATTGATTGAAATTAAATTGATTATTAATAACATACCTTCCTGTTATCTTAAAAAACTGGTTAATATTATTGAAATCAAATTTGCTGAACAAAATTTTATAAATTTCAAGGATTTGACTTATTTCGGCAAAAGCTTTGAATTCACAGTCGTCAGTATAATAATTTAACAAATAGTTGTCTGTAATATTTAAAAATATATCAACATTGTCTTTTATTTGATCAAAATAGTTAGTATTTTCAAAAACAGAATTGTCGAATAAAATAATGAAAGAATCTGGTATATATTGTTTTATGCTATTAATTGTATTCATCGTTTGTATAAATCTCTCATCTGGTGTGTATATACTTCTAGTATTTGCGTAAGAAAGGGAATTGTTTGAGACATATATTTTTGAGGTAACTATAACTACGTTTTTATTATTAATTTTATTATTTATATCTGTTATAGTGTATTTTTCGGTTGATTCCTCGTCTTCATCGTCATCCAGATTATCATCATCATCTTCTTCATCAATATTAACTTCAATTATATTTTTATAATCCTGGATTAATAATTTGTTGTTTGAGTTTTGAAAAATTAGATTATCGTCGCTATTGTTATTTGATGAAATCTTTTCGGAAAAATAAATGTCCCAAAATACGTTGAAATAAATTTTGGGTTCAATTGTATATAAATAATTTTGTTTATTTTGCATAACTAGCTCATTCAATTTATCAATCGAGTCAAAAGGGTATGCTTTATTGTATTTTTTTAATCTATTTTCAATAACCGAATAAAATGGTTTTTTAAAATATAAAATAGGTAATTGAGTTTTCATACCAAGTGTTAATGTATAACTATACGTCTCTGGCCATATCGATAATTCTAATAGAATATTTGGTTTATAAAGCGTTAGTGTGTTATTCAATTCATCGACCGAACTATACGGATGATTATTATTGAATCCACTAATTTCGGCATTTCCAAAAACAATAATGCTTACATTTTTTGAATTTCTATAGAAATCTATGATTTTCTTTAAAAGAATTTTTCCTTTAATATCAGAAATGTAGCCAATGATACCTATCACAATATTTTTATTATTTGTTATTATTTTATCCTTTGAGTTTCTGAAATCTGGCAATGGTGCAACATATATATTTTTACTGTTTATGTAATATGGTTTAAAAATATTAATGTTTGCAATATCTTGGGTAATGATTCTATTATATAAATTTATATTAATATTGGTCTTATAATTAAATCTATTGTTTATAATTTCTCTATATGACGGATTATATTTGTCTATTAATAATGAAAAGTCGTGGGTTATTGTACTAATATCTTTATTAAAAGTAAATAATTTATCAATAAATTTCTGATCGTGTCCGATAATATGATTTACAAATATTTTGATTATTTTATCTTTTATATTTTCTAAAAAAATAATGCTGTCTCGTGTGTTATATTTTTTGTCTAATTCGTATTCTTCATTTACATTGAATACTGTTTGATTATCAAAGTTTCTCACAATAAGAAAATTATTGGTGCTTTTATATTTACTAATAACACTGTTTATAAAAAACGCTGTACCTCCACCTAAATTAGGGAAATCGATAATTAATATAAAACTGTCTAAATGATCAAGATTATTAATTTTATTTTTAATAACAAAATTAGGATCTGTTTTAACTATATTTTTCTCTTCAATAAAAGGGTTATTGATTGAATCACTAAATGATTTAATATAACCGATGGATTCAAAATTGGAAATATTTTTAAAACTATGAAACAGCTTATTTTTAAATGCCGCTTTTATTTTTCGCATCATTTGTCTAAGTCTTTTGTTCCTGATCGCTTTTTTGATGTTTAAAATATTATCTTTATTGTACGTATGAACAAATTTTTTTTTTACATTAAAAAAAATATTACTTATTTATATATTTAATATATAAATATTGCTAATTTTCTCCTTATTATACTTATAAAAATAATATAATATTATAGATATGACATTATTATGTAGCATACATTAAACCACAATTTCCACCGACAAAGGTAATCATATTGACTCTTTCTTCGAATAATACTAAATTAAAGTTATAGTCATAAATACGCCATGTAGGTTTATTAATTCCAATAATCTGTCCGCTTTGTGGATCGCATATTGCTAATGATTGTGCATATGGGTCTAACGGCGGAATTATTGTATTCGTTTCTAATTCAATCGTGGTAAATCGACTCATATTCATCGCACCAGTAGGTTGCAAATTAAATGGAGATGTATCTAAACAAAAATTATATACATATAACCCGTCTGGTGCATTTCCACCCGTACGAGTGTATTTTTCTATATAATTAAAGACACCAACTGGTTGATCATTCTCTCGATAAATACCATCCAGTAACACACCCATACTGACCAATATTTCCTTAATGTTTTCAAAATTACTGATTCCTGTTATTAGCCATCCTGTAAGATTACCGTTCGTATTTACACCTGGTCCAATATTAACTGCTGTGCCATTGCGATACACTGTGTATGTGCCATCGGTTGGAGCGATTACTAAATCATTTGGTATATAATTATATGGCCAATTAGTATAATTTGACCATTCATTGCGTAAATTTGCATCGCTTCTTTGAAAATAAAAAAGCCAACTAGATATCATACCGATAGAATCAACCGCGATTTTGTTCGGTCCAGTTACATTGTAATATATACTTTCTCTCACCTGTTTAAAAAGATACTTCTGTTCTTGCAGTGCAAAAAGACGCGATTCATCATTTGACAAGAAACAATAAGTGCAATTTAGATTAATATCGGCATTCCAAATTGAACGCGTATCAACATATGAGGACACACCTAAATTAACATCTGGTGGCGTTTGAAGAAAACGGTAAAATTGCATATAATATTGATTAAAATTAGGGGCTATATAAGGAAAATTATTAGTCACGTCGTAAACATCGCGGATTTGAAACAATTCTTGGATTGGTCGCATAGTGACATTTATATGTAATTCATTATATTGAAGCGAAATAAGTGGAAATGCCATTTGACTTTTTAAATTAAACCAGGCGTTTAATGGGACATAAACAGTGCGACCTCGAATGGATGGTTCTGAACCGGCCGAATTAGTAGTATAATACGCATTTGGGTATGAATTGACGCGTGTGCCTGCATTAGCTGGATCATATAACTCAGGTACATGACCGACCATTTTTTGAAACAAGGCCAACTTCTCTGCACTGAAATCACGTTGGGCCATTGCGACTAAATAGGCACCTGAGAATTCTTGCAATGTCTGGTTTCCGCAAGTGATTTCAATTTTGGAGATCATTTGAGCACCTAAATATTCGATCCATTTGAATTCATATGGAACCCATTTTCCATTTGTATAATTTGGTGTGCTTGGATTTGAATCAGGAGGGACAATAGGGCTCCAAATATTTGGGAGATCAATCGATAAATAGCAATCCATTAGTAGATCGGCATATCTTGGAATTTTAAAGGTGAAATAAGAAGGCTCTGATAGCCTGAGTGTTTTTGAACCCTCAAAATCGACTCTAAATTTCTGTAAACCAAAATTAGTATATTTAGCATAAGCGAATTTGAAAAAAGTTTTTGATGGGTTTCCATTTAAAATAATATTTTGTTGTCCTTCTGATACTAATTGCATTAAACCTCCTGGCATTGTATATATAATTAGTTGTTTATATTTTTAAACTTTTTGTTATTATTATTAATAAAAGCTACTTTGAAAATACAATAAAATAATATATTATAGTAGATATAATGGATCAAGCTCTAAAAACGGCTATTAAAGAAATGAAAAATATGTCGGCCACTGTAGGTATATATTTTATACTTGTAATAATAATCATTATGGTTTGCATTTATTATTATTATATGAGTGGTCTTGAATCGAGAGAATGCAATATAATGAATTCTCTCTACAAAAATAAAAATACGTTTATTAAATCGATTAATTATGCTAAGCCCGATTATTCATTTACATTAAAAGACTATTATATTAAAACCGCATATAATTGCTGCAGTGGAGGTTTATATAAAAACGATTATGTAGATACGTGTGCATTGGTTGATATTATAAAACAGGGTGTCCGGTGTCTCGATTTTGAAATTTATTCAATGAATGATCAACCAGTTGTAGCAACATCTACTGTGCCAAACTATTATGTTAAAGAGACATACAATTCAGTACTATTTTCATCTGTGATGGAAATAATCAAGTCGTCGTGTTTTGACGGAGGTATTACTCCGAATCCAAATGACCCTATTTTGATTCATTTGAGAATAAAAAGTACAAATCCGCGTATGTACGATAATCTTGCAAACATCTTGAACGGTTATAAGGATTATTTGTTAGGTCCGCATTACAGTTTTGAATATACTTATATGTCTAACGGTTTTCAAGATACGTCTAGTTCTGATTCCGGGTCTTCGTCGAATAGTCAATATTTAACACATAATTTAGGTAATGTTAATTTAAAAGACTTGCAGAAGAAAATCATTATTATTGTTGATCGATTAAATACCGCATTTATGGAAAATTCCAATTTTTATGAATATGTAAATATGACAAGTAATTCTGTATTTATGCGGGCATTAAGCTATTATGATGTTAAATATACGCCAGATATGAATGAATTGACGAATTATAATAAACGAAATATGACAATTGTATTACCTGATTCGGGTTCTGATCCAGAAAATCCTAATGGTTTAATATGTATGGATATGGGTTGCCAGCTAGTTGCATTAAGATATCAAAAAGCGGATACAAATTTAGAAATAACAAATCAATATTTTGATGATCGGAAATCTGCGTTTGTTTTAAAGCCTGAAAATTTAAGATATATACAAGAGACAATAAAGGCAACACCAGCTAACCCAGAAGAGATGAGCTATGCAACAAGAGGAATTTCTACGGATTATTACTCTATTCAAATATAATTTTTGTTCAAAAAATATTAGTTGGTGTAAAATAATAATCTAACTAAATAATAGTTAGACTATTATGAAAAAAGAAGTATGTGATAAAACAATGACTTTTAATGAGTGTGAATTAGCGATACTCAGGGTCGCAACAGATAAAGCTGAAAAAAATTTGGGAAGAGAAGTGGCAAATTCACCAGAAGTAAAAAAGATTTTCAACATAATAGAGAATTTTCTAAGAAGAAAGAAATTGGTGGCATATGGTGGCACTGCAATCAATTCTATATTGCCAAAGGAAGATCAATTTTATGATAGAGACTATGAATTACCTGATTATGATTTCTTTTCACCGAACGCTATAGAAGATGCGAAAGAGCTATGTGACATATATGTGAAAGAGGGATTTGTAGAAGTAGAAGGAAAACAAGGAATGCACGAGGGGACTTATAAAGTATATGTGAATTTTATACCTGTTGCTGATATTACTTTTCTACACAAGGATATTTTTGATTCTATTAAAAAGGACTCCATCAAAGTTTCCGGTATTTATTACGCTCCGCCAAACTATTTACGTATGTCAATGTATTTAGAGTTATCTAGGCCGGCAGGAGATACCAGTCGTTGGGAAAAAGTGCTTAAAAGATTGACATTATTGAATAAGAATTACCCGTTAAGGGCACACGGTTGCGGAGATATAAGTTTTCAGAGAAAAATGGATAAAAATGAAAATGTCGATGAGATATATGATACTGTATGCGATACATTAATAGACCAAGGTGCAGTTTTTTTTGGTGGATATGCAATGTCTCTATATTCTACTTATATGCCACCAGCATTGCGTAAAAAATTCGAGAAGAACCCCGATTTTGATGTATTATCGGAGAATCCTGAAACAACTGCGGAAATTGTGAAAGAGCGGCTTTCTGACATTGGTTTGGATGACGTTAAAATAATAAAGAAATCAGCTATAGGAGAAATAGTGGCTCCTCATTACGAAATTAAAGTAGGAAATGAAACAGTCGCCTTTATTTATCAACCAATTGCTTGTCACAGTTACAATACAATAAAAATACATAAGAAGACAATAAAGGTCGCGTCGATCGATACTATGTTGAGCTTCTATTTGGCATTCTTATATTCATCGAGAGACTATTATGATACCGATAGAATATTGTGTATGTCGCAGTATTTATTTAAAGTGCAGCAGGCGAATCGATTGAAGCAAAAGGGCTTGCTAAAACGTTTTAGTATCAAATGTTATGGTCATCAATTGACGTTGGAAGAGATAAGGGCACAAAAATCGATGAAATATATGGAATTAAAAGACAAAAAGGGGACAAAAGAATATGATGAGTTTTTTCTGCGTTATAGACCAGCCGATAATATGAAGGAAAACGCAGTCAAGATTAAATCTAAGCCAAAAAAGACTCAACGGAAGATGAAAGGTCGAGAGAAAACAAAGAAGCGGGGACGCGGTGGTCTTTTTTATTGATCATAAATAAACTTAAAAATTTAACATTATTAGTATTTATAATGTTAAAAATATTATCATTTACAAAAAGAAGATATTCTTTATCGGGACCCAGAGGAAATGAACCAGGGCCAAATGTGCCGATATGGATGCTTGCTCCTATTGGTGCATATATTATTTATAAAACAACGAATCCACCGCCTAGTGAAAATAGTTTTATTACTTCTAGAATATTTTCATAGACAATAGTGATCAATAATCAAGATATATACATTTCTTATTATTTTTTTAATTATTTTCGATATGAGTGTTTGCGAATAAAATGGCGGTATATATTTCATTAAATAAATAATTATAAATACGATGTAACATGTTAAGACTTCAAATATATATTTGACAAACCTGTTTTTAATGCAGCTAAAAGCCGACCAATCGTTTACATAGCTGCACATTTGTGACGGGGATTTTTTTATGAAAAAAAGATGTACATCGAGAACACCAGATAGAACGCGATGTATATTGGAACGCTCATTTTTAACAGAAAATATGTGACCCAGTTTATCATAACCAAATAAATCGACATACAATATTTTTTTATTTGGATTAATGTCGAAAATATAGGGGTTCATTCCGTCTAAGTACTTTTTTTTATATACCAAATCTCCGTTTAAAAAAATAGGATAAAAACACGAACGTTTAATAGTGTTTAACAAGTCAGTAGTATTTTTATAATTGCACTTCACCTTTTTCTTGTGTGTTTTCAAATTGTAATAGCTTATATAAAGTTTATTTTTCAATGTTATATAAAAATTTTCTGGTATAATAGCCCTTAAATTTTTGTCAATAAAAGAATGTAAAATACTTATATTTTTATATTTTTTAAAATGTTTTATAAACTGATTGTATATACTAATTGATAAATCTAATCGGTTCATATAAAATAATAAAGCACATAAAGATCCGACGCTGCATCCAGATATTCTGTCAATTTTTATTTTATCATTGTTTTGCATTTCTTTTAAAAAATAGAGAATCCCGATTTCATAACTGCCATTAAAAGTGCCTCCATCTAATACTAAATCGATTGTTTTTACCGTATTTTTATCCTTCATTGGCATTTGATTTACCAGCTTTTTAACATAATTTTCAATCATTTATTGATGATTATAAATCTTGAATAGAATTAATAATTTTATTAAAAACGAAACCACACGTATTTTATATTAAACACTAATTTAATATAAATATAATAAAAGATAAATAATAATGACCGATTCGTGTGATTTTTATTGTTTATCTTTTGATAATGATGAAAGAAAAAGAGCAATGCAGAATCGTTTTAAAAACTTGGGAATAAAAGCATTTATTTATGAAGGAGTGAATTTTAATGATAATCGTATTGCTGGAAGAACTATAGATGATGGTATTAAAAGAATCTGGTCATTTACATACGGACATCTAGATATGATCCGGGAATTTTATTTTTATAGCAATAAAGAATATGGTATATTTTGCGAAGACGATATATTTATCCGAAAAGATTTTATTAACCAGTTGCCCAAAATAATAACCAGGTTTAATGATTTGAAGTTGGAATTGCTTCTACTTGGCTATTTAATTAATTACAACTCTGACCAGTATAATAAAACCTTTTCACCTTTATTTTCTGAAAATAACGAAAAGTTTTCGTTTTATAATATGCCAGATTTTATTTGGGGAGCACAGATGTATATGTTAACCAAAAGCCAAGCGTGGGAATTATTAAATAAATATTCGTCACCTTATGCCGAACTTTCGTTAACAAATTCTTCTCTAAAACCGTTTAGTGCTGACTGGACTTTTACAAAAGAGGGTAAACGTGCGATGATTTATCCATTAATTGCAATAGAAGATGGTAAAACACAGTATATTGATGAGAGTCAATCGCGTTTTCACCAAGAATGTTACACGGCAAATTATCTAGAGGGTGTATTTTTTGAATAGGTGATGAATGTATGTTAGTTAGTTGAGTTTTTTATTCAGTGCAAGCCGGTCTAAGAATGCATTTGCGTCATTTTTATACATTAAATATAGGTTTATCAGTTCAGCAGGTGAATACAAATACGGTTTTATTTTTTTAAGGGATGCCGGATTGATTTCGGAATCATAAAAGTGTTGATATATTTCAGCGATTATATCACGTGATGCATTTTTCATTTCAATTGTTACATCGATTCTTCCAGGGCGTGTTAAAGCCGGATCTAATTCTTGATAATGATTACTACTAATTATAATAATTCTTCCAGACGTCTCTTCAATACCGTCCCATAAATTTAATATGTCGTCCAATGTAATCGGTTCTTCTTCTGCACATTTCATTATATTTGTTACTTCGTTTTTTGAAGCATCATTACTTTTATTATCTAATAGTTGTTTCATTAAATTACTCGTATTTGCCACGTTTTCAGCATTTTTTTTATATAGCGTTTTTCTTTTTGAACGGTCTAACACAATATCACCTTGAGCATCAATGTCTTCAATGACAATGATTTTACTGCTAAAATCGATGCTCCTTTTTCTATTATTGTCATTGTATCTGTCTTCATAGAAGAACTCTTGTAGTTGTCGACGCGTTTTCAGTAGCTTTAATGATAAGACAATGACGTGGCGTTTTGTATAGGACGCAAGGCTTTTAATAAATGACGTTTTACCTGTTCCGGGAGGCCCGTGCAGCCCGAAACCAATGGTGTATGGAATACCCTTTTTATAATACCATTCTTTATTATTAATAAAAAAATCGATTTTGTTGATTATATTTGACTTGTTTTCAAAAAACATATTATCGAAAGTCCGCGTGGTTTCAAACCTGCTTTCTTTCCAACATTCGAATCTGTCTTCCGAATAATTTGTTTTTATTAATGTATAAATAAATCTTTTACTGTTTCTTTGTTTTTCAATGTTTTTAATATAATTATCGGTTAATTCATCAATAACATTTTTTATTTGAAATATAGAAGATTCATATGAATACAAAACAATTTCGATATTTTCAATCTTAGAAGACCCCTTTTCTTTTTCATTTTACCTTTCTTCAGAGTGGCTAGCCGTTGTAGCATAAATCTTGTGTTCTTTATTAAAAATAAAAGGAGTTTTTTGACTAACTATAAATATATTATTTTTTTTTTCATCGTCGTCGGTATGTGTCAATGTCAAAGAATCTTCGATTTCATAAATAGATGGATTTGTTTCAATATTATTAATGATTTCATCCCAAACAGCCTTGAATCTGTCGCTGAAAACAGAGCTTATAATTGGCACACAATTCCACGATACAGCTGAACATTTTTTCCCAGTCATAACAATCTTGTTTTTTTTATAGAAAATGTACTTGATGCTATCAATAATGTTGATATTACTTAAATTTAAATCTTTATAATTATTCTCATATACCATTTTCATAAAATAACTGAATGAGGTAAAGGCGAGGGTTGTAATGATAGTATCAAATACAATATTACCGGTTTTAATATAAGAAAATATTGACATTCGAATAGCATCATTTGTAAGGGAACTTATATTTTCCATTATTTCATTTTATAATGGAAAATATTTAATATTGTTTTTGCAAAATGAATAATACTATTGACGGTTTATCTAGAATTTGTTAAAATGTACTGTTATCTTGTAAAGAATATAGTAGATGAGACCAAATAATATGCTTTGAAGAAGGTATCCGTAAATATTTACATTGCCGTCTTTGTGGAACAAGAGAATGGGGAAATAAGTGTGTAAAAGTTTCTTGAATGCCGGTAATTGAAAAAGAAAAAACAGAATACCTATTAAAAGAGGGATCTGTATTTCGTCGTATAATTTATCCAAACTGTTTGAACTTTTCAGATTTTTATTGTAATTATCAATAATGTCATAATTGTCTTCGTAATCTTTTATATAATCTACATTTGAACCTTGTGGGATATAATTTGCTTGAATCTGCGGATCTTGCACATAAGTTTGTGTATTTTGAGGAATATCGCGTGATGGTAGTGTGGTAACCCCGGTAGTGCTCGCTTGTTGTAAACCGGAAACAATTTGGTTCATCGTATTTTGATCGATGCCTTGTGCTTGCTGCTGCTGATTATTCACAAACGTGCTTGTTTCGTTTGCTGAAAAATGTACATTACCGCTTGCACCTCCAGCTGGATTTACTGGTAAATCATTAATGCTAGTTGTATCAGCCATATAATTATTATATAGTACAATTCTTTTTAATATTTACGCAAAAAGTAAAAATGATTACATTGTCACATATTTTTTTCCAGGATCACATTTAGTATTTTCGCTTTTGTAGATATAACACTTGCCGTTTTGCTTGTATATCTTGTTATCAATTTCGTTTAATGGGGGTGCATTAAATGTAATACAATTTTTATCTTTACAAACGGCTCTAAAAAGTGAAGCTAATCCGAATCCTAAAAGAGCTGACATAATATATTTACCATTTTTAGAATGAACAAATTTTGATAGATGCATTTATAATATAAAAATATTTTATTTTTATTTTAATTGTTTACTAGAAGAATGATTCAGGTTTGCCGTCAGGAATGGACGACTGTATAGGTACCGATTTTATTAAACTAGAGTCAGACGGACAAGGCACTTCAGTTGCTTTAAAAACAAAACAGTTGTCAGCCCCGTCTTTATACTGCACTTTGTCGATATTCTCTAATGTAGGATAGACAATGATCGTTTTTGTATCTGGCCCTAAAATATAAACAAAAAAAAGGCCAATAGCTAAACTGATTAAAAATACTGGAAGAGAAATGTAGTTTAAAAACATTGTGTGGTTATAATAAATAGCTATATTATTTTCCTTCTGTTACTATGTATTTTTCGGTTCTTTTGTTTGGGTTTGTTGCTATTAATTTACCATTTTCGAGTGCTACATCATAGTTAAGCCGTTCTGCTTCCGAGTCGGCAATAGTTCCATCTGGTAATAATTCCGGATATATACGTATTTTTGAGGATTCTTCGTCTTCGTCGCTCCCCACGGACGCTTCTTCCAAGTCCTCGTCATGTTCTTCAATATTTACATCTAAATTGTTCTTTTCATCTGACACAGATTCTTCGGGCTTTAAGTCAGGTAATATACGCAGCTTTCTTACCTTTTTTGTTTTCGTCTTCTGTGAACCTTTTTTTTCGCTTGGTTTTTTAAGCGTCTTTGCTTTCCTTTTACCTTCTTCTGTGCCAGTTCTAAATGAAACAACACCGTGTTCTTTTGTTGCAGTATCGTACTCTAATTTTTCAATTGATATTGGTGTTTGTATGAGAAAAAACTTGTTGTCGTTTTCATCATAAACCACTGCAGAATGGGCATATTTTTTTTTCATTATGACATCTAAAAGCGGGGTAAGTTCCTTTACATAGAGTTCAACCGCATCTTTTGCGAATTGAACCTCATTTTTCTTATTATAGTCTTTCATTAACAGTTTAATATTGTCGATTGTTAATTGGGCCTCTGCCTCTTCCTTTTTCAATTCATCCTTTAGTGTTTTATTATCGGTTATATCATTCACTAATTGTAGGAAATATTCATAGTTGGAACTAGTAGTGGAATAAGACTCCTTTACCTTATCGAATTTTTCTACTGCTTCTCTAGACGTTGTATAACCAAAGAGAAGATCATTTTTGTCGATAATAATCTCTTTTTTTGTTTTTTCTATTTTTTTCTCATCGATTGACAACTCATTGCTTAAAACTAGAATATAACCAAGATTTATGTTAATATTTAATGGACACGGATTATTTTTATCACCACATCTAGCTGTAAGAGACCTGTCGCCATCTACAACGTTTGTTTTAAAAATTGTACCTACTGGTCGTTTACAATTAATACATTTTGTCTTCAATTTTGCAAATTCACGTCTTTTTTCTTTCCAACTTAATCCCTTCTTTTTTATAATCGTATTTTTATCCTTGTTGTACGCATTCTCATAAGATGTTTTAAGTTTAAAATAAGTATTTAAGGCATTTAAAAATTCTTTTTTATGTTCTTCATCCATATTACGAGTTTATAATATAATCATATTTTTTATTTTACATTACACTGTATTTTTACGATGAATAATATCGTATTCTGTTTCCCAACCAGGTAAACCTGTAATTAATTCCTGATGGGCCAATTTTTTCGCATCTTGGAAATTTTTAATTTTTGATAATATATATTGTTGTTTATCTCTATTTTTCATTGCTTTTTCGGCTGGAGTGAGTTTACCCTTGTACTTGACAAGTAACAATATCCCTAAAATAGTAAAAAATATAATTAGTAATAAAATATTAAAAAGCGTATTATGATACGTATTTTTAAATTCTCTACATTGCTTTAAGGTTTCGTTTAAGAAATACTTAACGCCTGGTTCGATTAAGATGGGTTTAGAGATATTGGAGAATTCCATATTAAATAATACTTTTATAAAATCAAAATAAATTATACCAATATCTATATTATGGCAGATGATTCGGGTTCAAGTTCAACATTATTTCCACTATTTATTTTTACTGTCGTTACAATAGCGTATTATGTTTTTAGACCTAAAATTAAATTATCTGATTACGCAAATAATGACATTATACAAGAAAAAAATCGGTCAGGATATATATATTTAGGTTTTTATGTATTAGCCGTTATTATAACACAATTTTTTGCGAATTCGTATATAATAATAAATAAGTGCCAGGGGAGCCTTTCTGATAATTTTTTGCAGGGTGCTTTATTAAGTCTCGGTCCGTGGGCCTTTATTTTTACGTCAATTGTAGTTATATTAATCGTTTTTCCTGGATTCAAATCAGCGTTTTCAAATGTTATCGGTTACTTTGCTGTATCCAGTGAAGCAAACAACGTTTTGAATGAATTACTAGTAAATACGAATATACAGCAGTCTATTGAACAATCGGATGCGGCAGATAGACCGGCTCTGCAACACGCTGCAGATGCAATAATAAAATTATGTGGCAACGCGTCAATAATGATAAATCAGATTGTCCCTGAAAATTTTTTGGAATATTGGGCTATTTTGAAACCGTTGATGAAAGACATTTATAAAACTATGGCAGAGGATGATACAACTGAACTAGGTATCTTGAAAAACCGTCTTTATAGTGTTGTAAAAACGAGAGATAATATTGGAGAAATAATGTGGTATTTTTACACTGCATTATTATTGATATCCATTGTTCAATATAATATAATTACTCGAGGTTGTTCATCGAATTCCGCTTCTATGGTTTCAAATTATCAGGCCTATTTAGATAATGAAAATACAAAGAATGCACAAAATTCGCTTGTCGCTGATCAGCAATATAGTAATTCTTAGGTCCATTCATTTAAAAATAAAGGTTTAATACCGTATTCTAAGGGTGTATATATATCTCTGTTTTTTTCGTTGGTCAGATAAATATGCGTCACTGTTGAATGACATTTAGAACACACCGGGTATTCAATAAAATTTTCTTTATCTAGAGTATTATATCCTTCAATATCATCGTTAAAACAAACCGTGCAAACGTGGTGATTACAGTTTAATCTTATTTGCGAATCCAAATTAATATTTTTCTTGCAATTAGAACAAAGAAAAGATTGACCATTATTTTTAATGGTTTCTTTTGCTACTTTTATTAGAAAAGTATTTTTAATTCTATTATAGAACCAGTCTGCGGCAGATTCGTTACTGTCGTCGTCGTTTCCAACATCATTTACGATGGAATCATAATAATAACGTGCCAATATATTTGCCATATTGTGTATTTTCTCTAGATTTACTTCTTCTTCTTTAACTAAATCTTTATTAATAATTAATTCTTCTATTATTTCTGGCATTTCTTCTTTATTAACTAGAATAATAAGAGGTAATATTGTTTTATGCGATTTCAATAAATAATTATTGATGTATTTAATTATTGTCGAACTATATTTTTTATTGAAATCCACGCCAAAATTATTATTTAAAATTGCTCCCCTGAATTGATTCAATACATTATTTATCAACTTATAATGGTGTTTCTCACCTTCAACCTGAGCTCTTTTGCAGGAGAGAAGAGAGTGAGGGCCGCACACACATTTTAAGCTATTATTTTTACCATATAATTTATTAAATTGCATTATAGTTTTGCTTATTAAATAGTCGGGTTTTGACATTAATAATAAATAAAAATATTTTTATTTGTTTATTATTACTTATTTGATGTATACTTATTTGATGTATACTTATTTGATGTTTTTTGTTTTTTGAAGTAAAAATTATTGGCTAAAAAATAATAGTTTTATGTAAATAATATTGCACAAAAAGGTAACACAGTACGCCTAAAACAATAGATAATAGCCAAATAGGCAGTATTGTTTTATTTTTGTATCCAATACCAAATTGCCTTATACTTCCATCGGAGTTATATAAAAATCCTGGTTTATCTATTTGAAAAATGGTAAAAATAGCTAAAAATAATACTATGCTACATAAAAGAGGATTATTTCGGATAAAAGTCGGGTTCATAATTATATATATAATTATAAACTAATTTATTTATTAATTTTATATATTATTATAATGAGAAGTGAAATAATATTA